TTGATACAAACAAATTTAAGGTATATAACGCTTCAGATATAGCAATTAATCCAGAAAGATACCCTTTTATAATTCGCTATAAAGGGGCATCAGAGGGACTAAGGATAAATAATAAAACTACTGGTCAAGTATGGTCTTACAAAGGAATAACAAAGCGTACGGATGAATTGGAAATTAATCAAGTTTACTCTTTGCTTAATGGAGCCGGTATATATGGCGACACTGAAAAATCAACAATTGGTTTAGCCCCCGGATGGAATGAGATTGAAATCATGGGGAGTACGGGTCCTTTAGAAATATCGTTCGATTTTCGTTTTTATTATTACATGTAAAGAGGTGGAGAAATGTTAGAAGTTACAGATTTATATGGTAATAGTGAACCTCTCACTAATCATAGTATTTTAGAAAATAATTTCGAAATAAATACAGTACCTGATTTGAATTTTACAGTGTATAGAAAGTATAACGAAAGAGCATTCGATATGATTACAGAAAAATGTGTAATTACTGAAGTGGAAAGTAAAGAAATGTATAGAGTTGAGATGTTTTCATGCATCGGTTCAGGCGATACGATTGGCTATAATTTACAATGTCTTCACATTATAAAGGACCTAAATAATAAGTTACTCACTTCTGAACTTAAGGGAAGCCAAACAATAAAGTCGTGTATGGACTTTATTGTTAGTGGAACAAAATTCACCTATGAAATAGTTGACTCCTTTGGTTCTTTTTATTTTGAAAGTCTTGGAAATGATTTTGCTTTGAATGTTCTTTTAAATAATATTTTAGTGAATTTTAAAGCAGAATTCGAAGTGACAAATTATCATATTGTTATTCGGAAAAAAATAGGTATTGAGAATGCGTTTATATTTGTAGATGGGTTTAATATAAATAAACTTTCGTTTACAAATGACAGCACAAACCTAGCAACTAGAATATTTGGAGATGGTAAATCAGGGGACAATGGTAATCCTATTGTTACAACAACGTATACGAGCCCAAACGCTGATATATATGGCATTATTGACGCTGCTAAATATAGTGACGACTCTACTACTACAGCGAATTTAAAAGCGAGATTAAAAGAAACATTGCAAGATGTTCCTGATATTTCTATTACTCTTGACTATGTGCAATTTACTAAAGGAAATATTCATAATAAAAAAGTGGAGCATGTCGAGCTAGGAAATGCAGGATATGTTCGTGGGAAAAATATTGATGTCTATAGTAGGATTCAAAAGATTACGCTTTATCCTCAATCAACTAAAACACCAGTTGTATCAATAAATAGTGTAAAAGGGACATTGTCGAAAACATTAGCACATTTAAAAGAAGTAAAGAAAGGGGTTAAAAAATGAGAGATTTAAATAGGTTAGACGATTTATTGCAAGGATATGAATTTATGAAAAAGATAAATGATAACTGGGAAATAATCGAGAATGGATTAAATTTGTCTGATTATGAAATAGAACATCTGCGAAAAAGAATTACAAATTTAGTTATAGCATCTGGTGGCAATTCTAGCAATGAAGTTGTTGATTTAAGAGTTTCTAAAATACAAAATAAAATATTTGAATTAGCGAAAGATAGATTAGACAGTGACTTAGATTCTCTTGCAGATAATTTAAGGAACGTGATGACAAGAATAACGAGTATTGAACTAACAAATGAGCAAGTATTGTATATGCTCAATCGTCTTTATGGCTTGGATGCAGGTTCAATTGAGGTCTATGTGGATTCTGTTTCAGGGGACGATACTAATGGGACTGGAGAAAAAAATAAACCATTTAAAACAATTAACAAAGCTACAATGAATTTCCCACGTGTATTTAATAGTAACACGTTACGCTTATGGATTAACCCTGGACGCTATGATGAAGATGTTATTATACCACCATTATCAGGTGTAACATTATATATTTTATCTTCTAATTACGAAACAGTTGATCCTGTGACTGGTCCTACTGCTTGTCAAGTCAGAAGTATCTCAGTATCCGATACATCTGGATACATTTATATTGCTGGAATAGAACAAACAAACACAGCAGGAACAACGAAAAACTACTTCATTAAAGCGACGCGCTGCGGTTTTGTAAGAATAACAAAATGCCGAATGGCCTTCAATACTAAAGCGATAGATCCATTCACGGCGGTGTTTATTGATGCTTGTTCTGCTGATGTCAACGGTTGTTACTTTGCTTCGCAAAACGTGGATGTTCGTGGTTATAACACTGCTAGAGTCGAGGTTCAGAATATCGTTCATGGAGCAAAAAGCGCAATCGGTTTGTATCCTCAAAGTGCCGATATTTTCAATCTCAATAGCGTAACTTGGGAAGCGGATATTCCAACACGTCTTAGTGGCGGGGGAGTGGTTAGAACATGACTGAAAACTTTATTCATAAAAACGGCGTATATGATTTTAATGTTACAACGCAAGAGGATAAACAGCTTCAAAAAGCTGTATTTTACACACGAGATATAGGCGGAACAGCTAGACTTATTTTTAATATAGATAAAGATAATCAAGATTTAGTATTATCGTCTGCTGCTGAATTAGAGCTTGCTATGATTTTATCCAGCGGGAAAGAGTCTGAAAGTAAATACCTTGTGAAACCTGCCGTTATTGATGGAGTACGAGGAATTGCAGAATACACACTTACAGACTCGCAAATAGCGCACGATGGAAATGCTATTGCTGAATTGTATATAAAATACAAAAATACTCAAGCGATGCGCGTATATAAGTTTGAATTCGAGATAAAAAAAGCATTAATAGATAGCGACTTTTTCCCGGTGGCAGAATTTTACGTGGAGCGCTGGGATGATTACGAAAAAATATTCGATGAATCTGTAGCAGAATTATCAAATAAACTAGAAGCATTAGATGTAAGGGCAGATAATATACAAACGCAATTTGATAGCTTTAGTCCAGAACAATTTACTCCAAAAGTAGATTTTGAAAACCACATATATAACTCTGATATTCATGTAACAATCGCGAATAAAATAGCGTGGGAGTCAAAAGAAACGATGGAAGGGTCACAAGCAAAAGCAGATAGAGCACTTGCTGATGCAAAAGCAGATTCACAAGCAAAAGCAAATCAAGCTTTAGTAGATGCGAATATCTATACAGACAATTCGAGTAAAGAAACGCTTGTATGGTCTGGCTCTTCGTATTTCCTAGATACACATATTTTCTCGTGGGATGCAACAAAAGTAAAACATGGAGTTTTATTAGAGTTTTCTCGCTATATCCCGGGAACAGGAGTACAGGATTATGGTTATATTCAGTACTTTTTTTCAAAAGAATATCTAGTGAGAAATAATAATAAAGCGACGTGGGTGAATATGCCTGGTGCAACAGATGCAGCAAAGAAAACTATTAGATTAACGCCTACAAGCGTCAGTGGTGATGCAACAAATGGGCAAGCATCAAGCACTAGCTATGCATTAAGAGCAGTCACAATCTTTTAAACAGGAGGTCATCAACATGAAGTCATTTGTTACGGTCAATAGTGATGGATATATAGACATGTGGAGCAATCAGAAATTAGAAGGATTTGCAGAAGTTGAAACATCAGAAAACATCATAAATCTAATTAATGTATGTAAAGTTGAAAATGGTAAAGTTATTTTAGATGAAAAAAGGCAAAAAGAGATCATTAGTAATCAACGAGCAGAGAAAACAGAATTAGATTTGTTACGACAGGAAAGTGCAGACATGATGATATATGTTGCAGAAGTCGAACAGAAAACGCAACAAGATTATGCAGATTTACTTTTATCTCTAGCGGAAGCAGGTGCTTTGTAAAATGATAAACTGGTATGAAAAAGTGAAGGAATATTATGTCGGTGGTTATTATATAGAAGAACAGGTTAATAAATTTGTTGCATTGAAAAAAATAACACTAGAGCAAGCTAAAGAAATAATCAGTTTAAAAGAAGCTAATTAGGCTTCTTTTTTATTTTGAGATTGGAAGTGATAGAATGCCAAAGGATATGTTAGAGCCTATCCAGAGATGGGAATTTGAGGCACTAAAGAAAGATGTTGAAAAGCTATCCTTGGATAAAGCGGCACTAAAGGGAGAGCTGGATGGCTTTATAAAAGAACGTGAAAAAGACAGAAAACTGAGCTTGAATGTGATATCGGGTGCGTTGGTATCTTTAGTTGTGGGCATACTTACTTTCTTAATAACGAGGGGGTTTTAATATGCCATTTAAAAAGACAGTAGAGTTTAAAGGTATTGCGGTAATTGAGAGCGGTGTGACCGTGTTTGGGGCTTATGAAGTAGTTGCGCTTCTCTACAATCCCGCGCTATTCGATAATCAAACATCAGAATCATACGAACTATTAGCGCATTTCATACCTGAACACATCTGGGCGTATATCTTTCTAGCAATGACGCTATTCGTTGGTGTAGGAACACTTCTGCAAGCGCACTTTCAAATACGGTTAGGGTTAGTAATGCGAATGCTAGGACTGTTCATGGCGGCAATGATAACAGGGTTTTTTGCAGTTGTCTTCCTGTTTGATTTTCCGAATGTGTTGCCGGGCGTCTTAGTAGGATTTGCAACAATTGTAGGCATGGGATTAATACAAAATTTTATAAAAAGGACGTGATTGAGTATGAAAAATATAAATTGGAAAGTGAGACTTAAGAATCCGCAAATGTGGGTTCCTTTTATTTTATTCTTAGGAAGTACCATACTAGCAACCGCGCAGGTAGAGGGCGCTAGTATTACGAGCTGGGCAGCACTAGGGGACTTATTGCTGAATGTAATTAGTAATCCTTATCAAGTTTTCGCAGTGCTATTTGCGGTATATGGTTACCTCGTAGACCCGACAACAAAAGGGATTAGCGACAGTACACAAGCTTTAAACTACACTGAACCACGAAAGGATGAAAAATAATGGCATTAACAGAAGCTTGGTTAATTGAGAAAGCTAATCGAAAATTAAATGTTTCGGGCATGAATAAAGTAGCTGCTGACAAGACGCGAAATGTCATCAAAAAAATGGCAAAAGAAGGGATTTATCTTTGTGTTGCACAAGGTTACCGCTCGACAGCGGAACAAAATGCGCTATATGCACAAGGAAGAACCAAACCTGGAGCGATTGTTACTAATGCTAAAGGTGGGCAATCTAATCATAATTTCGGTGTAGCAGTTGATTTGTGCTTGTATACGAGCGACGGAAAAGATGTTATTTGGGAGTCAACAACTTCCCGCTGGAAAAAGGTTGTTGCGGCGATGAAGGCGGAAGGCTTTAAATGGGGCGGAGATTGGAAAACATTCAAAGATTATCCGCATTTTGAGCTATGTGACGCTGTGAGTGGTGAGAAGGTGCCAGCTCAAAAAAATAAAAATCCGAACAGGCATGAAGGTAAAGTGGTTGATAGTGCGCCGTTGTTGCCGAAAATGGACTTTAAGTCAAATCCGGTACGTATGTATAAAGCGGGAACGAAATTCTTAGTATACGAACATAACAAATATTGGTATAAAACATATATCAACAACAAACTATATTATATGTATAAAAGTTTTTGTGTTGTTGCTGGCAAAAAAGACTCGAAAGGTCGCCTTCCTGTTCGCATTAAATCCGTGAAAGACTTGCGGATTCCGGTTTGGGATAACACAAAATTGAGCAGTGGGAAAACAAAATGGTATAAACCAGGAACAAAATTGGCGTGGTATGACAACAAAAAAGGTTATTTAGAACTTTGGTATGATAAAGACGGATGGTATTACACAGCTAACTATTTCTTGAAATAGAACGAATGCCCTCGCGTTTGCGGGGGTTAAT